ATGTCACCGGCATCGCTTCGCCATAAACGATCTGCGGCTCCGTTTATGTTGCCAACCCATGCACGATTTTCCCAAAAGGTTACCCATTTAGGTTTGGTGAATCGAGAGCTATCGTCGAGTGTTGCTGCGTTGCTCGTTCCACCTGCCCACTTGATACCGTCTGTGTCCTGACCGTTTACCGCAATCAATGTGCTACCGGCCAATACCCAATCCCACGTATAGTCATTGCCGGCAGTTATGGTCACGCTACCTGTTCGATCTGTTGCCGTTCCACCTGTAACATCAAAAAACTTATCACCGCAAAAAGCGAAAACCTTTTCTGTTCCGGCTAATACAACCTGACCACATGCAGTTACCGTAGCACCGCTGTTCATTGCACTTGCATTATACTTTGCAAACCCGTTCCGCTTGGCTACCTCACCGGCCAACCCAACCGTGCAGTTTTCCATTTCAAACAGACCGTCCGGTGGCATGTCTTCAGCCGGTAAGCTGTAGTTTACCCCACTTCTCCAGGGGCCAAGACGTAACGATTCAGCGGTTATCGGCATCAGCTTAACGATCCTTCAGTAGGCGTAAAAGAAAACTTGTTGCTGTAGCTCTCATCTGCTCTACGCATACGGTATGAACGGTTACCCTGCACGTTCATGTTTTGCCGACCTGCAATAGCAATTACGCGCTCCATCTCCTGTTTGTCCGACATTGCGCCCTGATCGTCACCTTTCTCTTGCTTATATAATGCAGAGATGCCGTGTATAAGTGCCGGCTGACATACAGGTGCTACATACGGATTTATGGAGTCGCTATCTTCAGATTCTGTAAACGTGGGTATGGACGAGTAGTAGCGATACGCAATCGTGTCTACGCCGTCCGGCTCCGGATACAACGTGACTTCAATGTTACCGCTAGAGTCTACGCCATCAATAGCAACCCATCGCGGATCGCCATTTATACTGGCATCCGGATCAGCCGCATCAATGTCTTGCGTAGACATGATAAGAATGACGTGATCTTCGGTAGTGTTGCGAAACGACAACGGAGCCACTACGTCACTGGCCAGCGAATACGTACGAGTGCCGTTTACTGTATTAAAAGTTGAACCTTTGAACAGCCAGTTCCATTTTTCACGCGAGGCTATATCTTGAGTGACTAAGTTTAGATAGTCACGCGCCCCGTCTTTAAATGTCGAACTACCTGTATTCAGACCTACACGCCGTAGCGCAATCTGAATGATCTGCAAATTTGTCATGCTAACCCTATATCAAGTTAGCCCATGCTCCATTTTCGTATCCTTGAAACTTGTTGTCCGTAGAGTTGTAGATCAGCATTCCGTTTGCTGCGGTCAGTGCGTTGCGTTCGGTTGTTGTTAAACTTGCAACCGTTAACGTATCTGACAATTTTACGGTGTCTGCCTCTACTGCTCCAATCAACGCAGAATCGCCAAAGAAACTGGCCGCGTTGACTTGTCCAAAAGTTTCTGACATCTATTGATGCGCCGTAGCTGCAATCTGATCTAAATCGTATTCAGACAAGTTGTCGCCGTTGTTGTCCAACCAGCGGTCTTGCCAAATGCGTACGGCTTCCTCGCCACGATCTTTAATACGCGACGGTGGATCGGGTACGAATCCTGGTGCATGAGTTACTTCTCCAACAGCACGAACATGGTTGCGCACTTGGCTGTTGGTTACCGGTGACTTGCGCTGACGAGTGTGCGTTTTATCCAGGTCGAGCGCCTTGCGAATTGCGTTTTTTGTTTCATCAGACCCCTTCAAAATGAGGTCAGCAATTTGATCTGGCGTGACACTGGCTGTCGGTGCTTCAACAGGTGTAGCATCTTGCACTACTTCGGCCAACTGTTCCGGCAGGGTATGCTCTTGCGTTTTTGCTGTAGGCATACGTTTTGCCATTTGTAATCTCTTTCGTTAAAACGTGTGACGATGGGCTGGAGGTATCACATTGTGAGAACCCACCGCCACACGAAAGGTGAACTGCTTATCTGCTGATACCCTGCAATACAACACCCACATGTCCAGTGGTGTCGGGTGCAAATGTGGCAAAACCGACCAGCGGTTCTGTCTCTGCATCCTTTGCATGTACCGCACCGGCTACGCCATCAGACAAGGTTAGGTTTTGTCCAATAGCTATGGTTCCATCCGCTAAGATGGTTGATACACCAGCGGTCTGAATCCAACCGTAATAACCCGACTGCATCACTCGCGCTGTAACGCCAGAAATGACGTAATCAGTTGCTGCGGTTGATGCAACAACTTGGTTATACAGGTTACCCGTAATCGCAACATCAGTAGCCGTAGTTACTGCGACAACCAGCCCGTCATACAGGGTGAATGTCACCGCGTTGCTACTGGCTGCCGTGTTAGATTTGATACGGTAGGTGTAACCTTCTGATGCATCGTCTGTAGTATGCAAGTATCCACCGGCATACTGGTTAGCAGTTGCCGACCCTAAAGTTCCGCTATCGGTCAAAATAACTTCTGTTGCACCGATTGCTGCTGCGGTTGCTTTATTGTCAACTTCTACAACGGCTGTAGCAGATAAATCTTGCGACACCAACACACCGGCTGCTGTAGCACCGGCAAAACTTCCGTAACGAAATACTCGACCGTCTTCAAACTCACGCTTGGTTCCGATAGGATATTCCTGTGTTGATGACTCTTCGTAGATTCCTTGTGGTGATCCACCGGTTGCACCAGCAATTGACCCTAACGAATCTGTTGTTGCATTGTTATAACCTGTACCCAGGTCTTGCGCTCCACTTGGCATTTCTATTTCTCCTTTGCCTTTTTGCTCGGCTCAAAAGACGCATTGGCTTGCGTCTTGGAAGTTATTAATCGTTCAAGTTGTAGATAACACCCTGACGACGACGTGCTGTAGTAACTAGGTTGAGCCCGACTGTAATAAATCCGATTTTGGCGAGTTGATTTGAATTTTCTTTGAACGGAGTCTTGCTAAAATTCATTCCGGCTTGCATGTGTAACTTGAGGTAATTAGTGTTCAAGAAATACATACGACCCGTTCCGCAATCGCGGTCATACTGCACCGGTATGCCTCTGAACGAAGGCAAGCGACCGTCTACGCCCGGTGAATCTTTACCGGACAAACGCTGATAACCCGTGCCTTCAAATATCTCTTCAAAATCAGCATAGATGCTGTTGGTCGTGAAGATATTTGTTGGCTGTTCGTTACCTTCTGATACATCGTTCCAAAGCGATGACATACGAATCATACCTTCGTAAAAGTTCGTATTGACAATCGTTTTAAACGAAGTGTCGGCTGTAGCGTTGTTTGCTTTGTTTTGCCACCAGCTATTACCGGACACCGTGATACCGCCCAACGTAGTTGGAGAAGTTCCTGGTACATCAGCAATGATGTCTTGGAAACCTAACGGAGCTTTACCGGTCTGAGCAGAATACAACGAAGAGTTAATCTGATCGCGTAAGGTAAGCATCGACTGACGAGTCTTTGCTTCCAAAAGCGACATCGCTGCTTCGCGTTTACGGTTCTCTTGCTCTTCGGTAAAGTTGATGGTAATAGGCACTGCGGCGTATCTAAACGGATAGAACGCGGCCGTAATTCCATCGACCGCATCGGTATTTAGCACGTCATATCCTGAGAAATATTGCGCGCTATTACCAGCATACAAAATATCTGCCTGTATCTCTTTGCCACCGTTGTCGGTGATCAATGCTCCACCGGAGCGAAACATGTCTAAAGTTGGGTATGCGTCAAAGAAGTTATCGGTTAATTCTTTGCGCTTGGCTCGCATCGTAAGCGTCCAGGCTGCATCCCACGTTTCTGTTGTTGATGTTGCTGCCATTTTTTATTTGTCCTTATTCAAAGCCTAACTTGGAAAGACCCGACATTACATCGGAGTCACTAAGTGGGCCGTTTCCTTCCGTTGCATCTACACCTTGCGTTCCACGCACTGCACGTTTTGAGGACTTACGTGCTGACGTATCGCTGTTACGCAAATCGGCTGCCTTTTGAGCAGTGATACCTGCGTGTAGCTCATACGCCTCTTTCACCGTA